GTGGTTCAATTCCTACAATGGGCGGAGGCGGTGGAACTCCGCAAGCGCCTAACTTTAACGTGGTAGGAAATAACGGACTAAACCAACTTGCGCAACTTCAACAACAACCAACGCAAGCGTATGTAGTGAGTGGGGAAGTTTCAAGCGCACAAAGTTTGGATAGGAATAGAATACAAAACGCAACACTTTAACCAAATTAAAATTATTTAGATATGAGAATTATCGAATTGATAATAGACGATGAAGACCCGCAAAGCGGAATAGACGCGGTTAGCGTTGTACATTCGCCCGCTATCGAGGAAAACTTTGTAGCCTTAAAAAAACACGAAATCGAACTAAAGGAGGTAGATTCCGAAAAGCGTATTTTAATGGGTGCGGCTTTAGTGCCAAATAAACAAATTTACCGCAGAAATTCAAAGAACGAAGAATACTATATTTATTTCAGTTCGGACACTATTCGTAAAGCTAGCGAACTATTTTTAATTAACTCAAACCAAAATAACGCAACCTACGAACACGAAAAAAAGGTTACAGGTTTAAGCGTTGTAGAAAGTTGGATAATCGAAGATAGTAAAACGGATAAAAGCCGACTATACGGATTCGATTTACCAAAAGGAACTTGGATGATTTCGATGAAAGTAAATAACGAGGAAATTTGGAACGATGTTAAAGAAGGCAAAGTAAAAGGCTTTTCAATCGAAGGTTATTTCGCGGACAAGTTCGAAATGAGCGCAGAGGAAGCCGAAGCCACCGAGGTAATAAACGAACTAAAAAGGTTATTAGGAATCGAATTAGAATCTTACACGGACTACCCTAAACAAGCAATCGAAAACGCAAAGATAGCTATTAGATACGCAGAAGAAAACGGATGGGGGGATTGCCTCGAAGCCACAGGAAAAGCACGTGCAAACCAATTAGCTAACGGAGAACCGATTTCGGAAGAAACGATTTCACGGATGGCAAGTTTTGAACGCCACCGCCAACACTCTACACGCGAGTTAGGGGATGGATGCGGTAGGTTGGCTTGGCTTGCTTGGGGAGGGGACGAAGGTATAGAATGGGCGCAAAGAAAACTAGAAAGCATAAAAAGTGGCAAAGCAAACTAACGCAATTACTCACGTTCGAAAACCCAAGGTCAAACGTCCAAACGTACACGCCAAAAGTAAAACGAGCAAACTAAAAACGAGTAAGAATTACGTTAAACTAAATAAAGGTCAAGGATGAACGAAAACGGAAATAAACCACGAGCAGCACGAACAAGCGGTAAACGTGCTTGCCTATGCAAAGACGGAAAATACAGGCGTAAATGTTGTACGGGCGAACTACAAAATCAAGGTATCGGAGGAGATGTTACAATACCACAACCGCCCGCGCCGAATTGGAATCCACTACCATAAAAATGCAACAAACAAAAATCAAATAAGTTATTAAGTTATGAAAAACATTTTAGACAAAATTAACCGAGCGGACGAAATCCAAGCTAAAACGGAATTAAGTTCAATGCAATCTTTAGAGTCGGATATTGTAGAAATGCAATATGCGTTAAAAAAGATAAAAGAACTTAAAAAAGAAATTAAAGCGCTTTACGAAAATACTGCGGGTAAAATTGATACCGATTTAAGCGAATACGAAAGTAAATCTAAAGAGGTTGGAATGGAACCCGAAAAAGTAGAAGCCTTTAAGAAATTAAAGGAATTAAAAACGGAATTGGAAAACTTAATAAAATAAAAATGAAAAATAGCACACTTTTACAACACATTAAAAGCCTACTAAGCAAAGAAATTAAGTTAGAACAAATGCTTATGGGCGATGGGGTTACTAAAATCGAAGCGGAAACGTTCGAAGCAGGAAAAGAGGTTTTTGTAGTAACGGAAGACGAGCAAAAAATAGCCGTTCCTGTAGGCGAATACGAACTAGAAGACGGACGTATTTTGGTAGTAGTCGAGGAGGGTATTATTTCCGAGGTTAAAGAAAAAGAGGAAGAAGTAGAAGAGGTAGAAGAAGAAACCAAAGAGGAAGTAACCGAGCCTATGCCTGAAGAAGAAATGAGCGCCCCTGTATCTACTCCTAAAAAAACTATCGAATCAATCGTTAAAGAAACGTTCTTTAGCGAAATGGAAAAACTTAAAGAAGAAAACGAATTGTTAAAAGCTGAATTGGCAAAGTTATCCAAAGTTACCGAGACCGCAACCGAAGCGACCGAACTTAGCGAAACACCCGAACCAATCGCGTTTAACCCCGAAAACGAGGCTAAAGCGGACTTCGTTAAGATAGGCGCTAAAGCACCACGCGGAATAATGGATTCCGTACTAAACAAAATGTATAAATAATCTAAAAATTAGAAAAAATGCCAAATCCAAACATTACAACGTCTTACGCAGGTCAATGGGCAGGTAAGTACGTTTCTGCTGCTCTTTTGAGCGCACCAACTATCGAAGGCGGCGGAGTAACCGTTATGCCTAACGTAAAATTCAAAAGCGTTATCCAACGCCTTGAAACAACTAACTTTCTACAAGATGCAACTTGCGACTATAACAACGCAGGAACGGTAAACTTAACCGAGCGAGTTTTAGAAGTTAAAGATTTACAAGTGAACATGACACTTTGTAAAAAAGAGTTCCATTCAACTTGGCAATCTATCGAAATGGGTTACTCTTCTTTCGACACTTTACCAAAATCTTTTGCCGATTATCTAATTGCTTACGCTGCTGAAAAAGTTGCAGCCGCTAACGAAATTTCTATTTGGCAAGGTTCTGCATCAACTTCGGGTCAATTTGACGGGTTGTACGCCACCGCATTGGTAGACCCTTTATTGCCTGCGGGTCAATTAGTGCCGTCTTCCCCAATTACTCCTTTGAACGTAATCGGAGAATTACAAGCTATCGTTGACGCTATCCCTGCAGGACTTTACGGAAAACCCGACTTAAAAATTTACCTTTCTCAAAACTTTGTTAAAGCGTATATTTCTGCTTTGGGTGGTTTTGGTACTTCAGGTTCGGGTTCACTTGCTAACGCGGGTATCAATGCTCAAGGTACGCAATGGTATACTAACGGAAACCTTAGCTTTAACGGTATTCCAATCTTTATGGCTAACGGACTTGCTAACGATACCGCTATGGCTACAACTACTTCTAACCTTTATTTCGGCTGCTCGCTTTTGAGCGACACACAAGAGGTTCGAGTAATTGACACTTCAGCTACTTTGGGCGATGATAACGTTCGTGTTATTATGCGATATGCAGCGGGTGCGCAGTACGGAGTTATCGAAGATATCGTTGTTTACGGATAATCCATAACTAAAAATATAACGGGGTGGTGGATAAAACTGCCACCCTTTTTTTTTAACAATTAAAACTAAAATACAATGAGTTGCGATATTTCACACGGTAGAATTGAGCCTTGTAAAGATGCGGTAGGTGGGTTAAAAAACCTTTACATTCTTAATTACGGGCTTTACGATGAAACCGACATTACTTACGATACTACGGTAGGTTACGAAGACCAAATTACGGCAATTACTTTGCCTGCTTTGTCTTCTATTTACAAGTTTGAACTTAAAGGTACTAACTCCTTTGAGCAAACTATTACAAGTTCACGCGAAAACGGAACTACTTTCTTCGAGCAAGTATTAACCGTTACTTTGAAAAAGCAAGACGCAATTACCCACAAACAAATTAAACTTTTGTCTTACGGAAGACCAAACATTATCGTTGAAAACAACAACGGTCAATATTTTATTGCAGGACTTTTGCGAGGTATGGACGTAACTGCGGGTACTATTTCCAACGGAACTGCTTTGGGAGATATGAACGGTTATTCTTTGACTTTTACAGGACAAGAGGCAACCCCTGCTAATTTCCTAGATGCTGCAACCGAAGCGCAATTAGTAACTTTGCTTAACACGCCTACGGTAGTTAATTCATAAGATGTTCTAAAAAGGTAAAGAGGGGGTTAATAGCCCCCTTTTTTATTGCACAAAAAACACGTTAACGAGTTATACTAATATGATAGTAGTTCAACAAACTAACGTAACTCAAACGTTTAACTTTATTCCTAGGTTTGGAAGCGGTGTAACCTTAGAAATAACGGACGAAAACACGAACGTATCCGTACCCGTTGCGGGGTTATTTACTACAGGCGATTACGTGCATTCGTTTAGCGGTGTTTTACCAACCTTGGAGAATCATTTTTATTGGGCGGTAATTAAAGACGGAGGGGGAAACCTACTATTAAAGGAGCGAATGTTTTGCACGAACCAACCGATAGACACGTTCTCGGTTAACGATGGCGGTTACATTTCGAATACAACAACTAATGACTTCATAATGTATGAATAATGTTCACGTTTTACAATTAGCAGAATACCAACAGCCGACTATCCAAGAATCCAAACGCGATGCGTGGGTAGAATTCGGAGAGGATAATAACTACTTTAATTACCTTATAGATAGGTACACGAAATCCACTACAAATAGCGCGATAATAAATAACGTAAGCCGTTTAATTTACGGCAAAGGTTTAAGCGCCTTAGATGCTTCGCGTAAGCCTAACGAGTACGCTCAAATGATGACGTTATTTAGTCCTGAATGTTTGCGTAAAATGGTATTCGATAGAAAACTATTCGGGCAATTTGCTATGCAAGTTCATTACAACGAAAAGCACGATAAAGTATTAAAGGTTTACCACATACCTGTAAATTTATTACGTGCGGAAAAATGCAACGAAAAAGGCGAGATTACAGGCTATTACTATTCCGATAATTGGGAGGATGTACGAAAGTTCCCGCCAACTCGTTTTAGTGCGTTCGGTTACTCAAAAGACAAAATCGAAATAATGTTCGTTAAGCCTTACGGGGTAGGAATGAAATATTACGCTTACCCCGACTACCAAGGCGCGATACCTTACGCAGTTTTAGAAGAAGAAGTAAGCGACTATTTAATAAACGAAGTGCAAAACGGATTCAGCGGTACGAAGGTGGTTAATTTTAACAACGGAGTTCCGAGCGAAGAACAACAAGACCTAATTAGCCAAAAGGTACTAAGCAAACTTACAGGCTCAAAAGGTCAAAAAGTTATTGTTGCTTTTAACCAAAATCAAGAGTCCAAAACTACGGTGGACGATATACCTTTGAACGATGCACCCGACCATTACACGTACCTAAGCGAGGAATGTTTACGCAAAATAATGTTAGGGCATAACGTAACTTCGCCTTTGTTGTTTGGTATTGCTTCTTCTAACGGGTTTAGTTCAAACGCAGACGAACTGCAAAACTCGTTTATCTTGTTTAACAATATGGTTATTAAGCCTTTCCAAGATGAAATAATAGAGGCTTTCGATAGGATTCTAGCGTTTAACGGAATAGCCTTAAAATTATTCTTTAGAACGTTAAAACCTTTAGAATTTACTGATTTAGAAAACGCAACTACCGAAGAACAAGTAACCGAGGAAACGGGAGCGGATGCAACCGAACTTAAAGCACAAAGCACCGAAGAACAAATAGCGCTATCGTTACAGGAATTCGGGGAAGAACCGCAAGCGGATTGGCTATTAATAGACGAAGCGCCCGTAGATTACGAAACGGACGAAAAAGAAAACGCTTTGTTAAGGGGTGAAAAAAGTTTATTTTCTAGGTTAGTAGAGTTAGTAAATACAGGAATAGCATTCCCCAACGCAAAGTCCGAACAAGACGAAGTTATAGAAGGGGTTAAGTTTATTACTAGATATGTTTACGAAGGCGAAGACGGAGGGAAAAGCGGGAAGACACGTCCTTTTTGTAAGTTAATGAAATCTGCTAAAAAGATTTACCGAAAGGAGGACATTTTACGTATGAGCAAAGCCGTAGTAAATGGATTCTACGTTAATGCGGATGGCAAAGAAATCGGGTTTGGTCCACGCGGTAATTTAACGTACGATATTTGGTTATATAAAGGCGGTCCAAATTGCCACCACCGTTGGAATAAGCAAGTTTACGCGCAGTTCGATTCACGTTTTGGAATAGACGTAAATTCGCCAAACGCTAAACAAATAGCTGTTAGAAAAGCGGAAAACTTAGGATATACAATTAAAAATAACGCATTGGTTTCGACACGTCCTATCGATATGCCGAACCGAGGATTTTTACCTAAATAGAAATGGCAGAAGCATTACTAATAACGAGAGATGATTTAGTGCGTTTTACGGCACTAAACGGCAACATAGATACCGACACCTTTATTCAATGGATAAAAGTTGCGCAGGACATCCATATACAGCAGTACACGGGAACGGATTTACTTAATAAGATTAAAGCGGATATAGTAGCGGGAACTTTGGCTAACCCTTATTTAGACCTTGTCGAAACGTACTTAAAGCCTATGCTTATTCATTGGGCTATGGTTGAATACCTTCCGTTTATGGCTTATACAATGGCAAACAAAGGAATTTTCAAACATAGTTCCGAGAACGCGCAAAACGTAGAAAAAAACGAGGTTGATTTTCTTATTGATAAACAGAGGTATTTAGCGCAAAATTACACTGAGCGGTTTGTTCAATTTATGATTTTTTCGGGTAACACTTTCCCCGAATATTACACTAACACGAACTCGGATATTTACCCGAACACGGATTCAAACTATACAGGGTGGGTTATATGAAAAAGCAATACGAGCCAAAGAAAAGCAACATAATTAAGTTACAAAAACTTGTTAAAAAACTAACGAATGGAGAAAAAAATAAGCCAATTAACGGCAAAGGGCGCTAACCTAGCTTCTACCGATTTACTCGAAATTTCCGAAGTTACTGCGGATGGCTACGCGAGCAAACACGTAACGGGTTCGGAAGTAATTGCAGCCGCTCAAACGGGAATGCAAACCGAACTAATTTCGGGAACGAACATTAAAACGGTAAATTCAACGTCGTTACTTGGTAGCGGTGATATAACGATTCAAACAAACCCTAGCACAATCGGAACGGCTAACGGAACGGCAATTACAGGAACAACCATACAAATAAGCGCTTCCGTTTTGATTCCTGCGGGAACGTTAGTAGCAAATAATACTCTATACATAAAAGCATTCATCAACAAAACCGCGGGTACGGGGGTTACTACCCCACGTTACTACGTAAACACGGCTAACACTTTAACGGGCGCAACGTTACTTGGTGCGGGCGGCGGAATGTCGACAAGCGTTTATTTCCAAAGGTTCGAAAGAAACATTTTTTTCGATGGCACAAACTTAAATTCTTTTTTAGCGGGTACAAGTGCTGCAACTGATTACTCGTTAAGCGCAATAACGTTAACGGCTTTCAATCCATTGGTTGACAACTATTTGATTTTTGCAATAAGCAATGGAACGACAACACCCGACAACGGAAATTTCAAACGCGTAATAGTACAAAAATATGATTAACCTAACCAAAATTCAAGGCGGGTTTGTAATGCACGAAACCGAGTATTTACTAGAGGGGGATGCCGAAGTATTAGACACTACGCAGGCGCATTTTCCTACCGATAGAGGAACTATTTTGCTAGATACTTCAGTAACGATAGACGAAGAAGAATTTAGCACGATTCAATTATTTATTGATTACCTATACAAATGAATAACAAAGGTATAGCAGGAATGTATTTTATATTAGCTTACGCAGGGTGTTTTATAGCCTGCATAGAATCCGAAATGATTTACGTTCGTGTTTTGGCAGGCGCTTACGCTTGCTTACTTACCTTCCAACTTTTACAAAACTATGAAAACACTAACGATATTAACAACAACGATACAATCTAAATGGCTAACCTTAGTCAGTGTAATAGGAGCGTTTTTTATGCCTATTACAGGAATGTTATTGGCGGTTGGGTTCGCTATTTTTTTAGATACGATTACGGGTATTTGGAAAAGTCGTAAAAACGGAGTTCCTATACGCTCTAGAAGGTTAAGCGCGGTTATATCGAAAATGTTTTTATATCAACTCACCATAATTCTTTTTTTTCTTATTGATTGGTTCATTCTCAACGGAATTCTAAAGGCTATTTTTAACCAAGAATTACTATTAACTAAGGTACTTTCGTTGGTACTTATTTCGATAGAGGTTGTAAGCATTAACGAAAATTACAAAGCCGTTCGAGGGATAGACCTTTGGGATAGCCTTAAAAAATTACTAACGCGAGCAAAAGAATTAAAAGAGGATGCAGACGAAATTAGACACTAGTAAAATTATTCAAGTTCCGTTGGATAAATCGCAATACTTCCAAGAGGAAGCGACAAAAAAACAAATCTATTTGCACCACACCGCAGGCGGAGGAAACGCAAGGGCGGTTAGTAGGTTTTGGAATTCTAACGAAACACGGATAGCAACGGCTTTTGTTATCGCTAATAACGGAGAAATAGTACAATGCTTTTCAAGTAAGCATTGGGCGTGGCATTTAGGAATAGATGTCGAAGATTTTTCCCGTAATGGTGCGGCTTACCAAAACTTAAATAAGAGTTCGGTAGGGATAGAGGTTTGTAATTTTGGTCCGTTAAAATTCCGCAACGGGAAATTTTACAACTACGTTAACGGAGTAGTTGACCCGAAAAACGTTACTACTTTAGAACAACCCTACAAAGGTTTTTTACATTGGGAAAAATATACGGATGCACAAATAGAAAGCACCCGACAATTACTCGTTTACCTTTGCGATACGTATAATATTCCAAAGGCATACCGAAGCGAGATTTTCAAAATAGATAAAGAAGCATTTAATGGAACTGCGGGAATCTTTACCCACAATTCAGTTCGTAAAGATAAATCGGATATTTACCCTTGCCCTCGAATGATTGAAATGCTAAAAAACTTATGATTCGAATAATAGCGATTTTAAGCGTTTTAACGCTGTTTTCGTGTTCAAGTGAACGCAAAGCACAATACCACTACCGAAAAGCGCTTAAACACGGGCTAAAGGTGGTACAGGATAGCGATACGATACGCATAAGTACGTTGGATTCGTTCCCTGTAATAAAAAACGATACTATCGTATGGGAAAAATTCATAACAACGAAGGACACAATCGTAAATTTTAGAAACGTTTATGTGCCAAAAACACGTTGGCAAACCCGCATCGAATACAAAGAACGAATTAAGACGTTAAGAATTCAAGGTAAAACACAATGGAAGACGGCTAAAGCGGTTCAAGTAGTTAAATATAGAACTTCGTGGTGGTTAGTTTTACTTGCTTTTGTTGTTGGCTTTTTGGTTCGTCTTATTTTAACCCCTACTTTTCTAGGTAGAATCAAACTACTATTCAAACTATGGACGTAATTAAACACGGACGAAACATCCACGAATTAAGATTAGGGGGTAAAACCGCTCACGTTGCAATGTTATCGGACTTACATTGGGATAACCCTAAATGCGATAGGCAATTACTTATGAAGCATTTAGATTTTTGTTTGATAAATGATATTCCTGTAATTATAAATGGGGATTTCTTTTGTTTAATGCAGGGGCGCGGGGATAATCGACGCAATAAATCGGATATTAGACAAGAACACAACAACGCAAGGTACTTAGATTCAATAGTAGAAACTGCGGTTGAATGGTTTTCACCTTACGCCGAAATCATTAAAGTTATAGGATACGGAAACCACGAAACGGGTGTAATTAAATACCAAGAAACGGACTTACTACAAAGGTTTGTTGATTTACTTAACTATAAAAACGGAACTCAAGTTTATACGGGTGGCTACGGAGGTTGGATAATTGTTAGGCAAACCTTCCACTCAAACGTTTCTTTAAGTACGAAAATAAAGTATTTCCACGGTAGCGGAGGCGGTGGCGTAGTTACTAAAGGAGCGTTAAACCTTACCCGCGCTTTGGAAATGTACGAAGATTTCGACGTTTTTTCAATGGGACATATACACGAAAACAGCGCACGTAATGACGTAAGGGAATGCCTAAACCATAACGCCAAATTAGGTTATTCGGTTAAACAAAAGTACATCCATTCGATGTTAACGGGTACGTACAAAGAGGAATACGGAGATGGTTCGCACGGATGGCACGTTGAAAGAGGCGCACCCGTTAAGCCGTTAGGAGGTCGAATCTTAAAAATAGAATGCAAAGAGGTTGAAAATTCGTTAATAAAGAACATAGATAGTTTCAAATTTCCGTTGTAATTTAGCACCCATAGCGTTAAGGGGGGGTAGAAATACCCCTTTTTTTATGTCTTAAAAACGCTTGAAAATCAACGACTTAGAAATTATTTTGTAGAAAAGTGAAAAAAAATGTTAAAAAGTATTGTTAATTGAAAGCAAACAATTATATTTGCGTATGATTATTAACGAAACAATTAAAAAAAACGCTATGGAAACACAAGATTTTAACATTGAAAACATTGATTCTAAGTTAGTTTACGAAGCTATGGAAAAGGTTTTACGTCAAAGAAATGCAGAGTTATTTATTGATACATTATCCGCAAAACTTACCGATAAACAACGTGAGCATTTTATTAAAGTTCTTTGCGATTACGAAAAATTCTTAAATAAACAATAACTTAACAAAACGGGGGGTGCGCATCCGTAACGCACATTTAATTAAACGCTATGGAAACAATTATTAAAGCCTACGAGCAAGAATTACGCGAAACGATGCAGGAAAATATTGACGCATTCGGACATTTAGACACCGACACCCAACGAGCAATCGAACGTTGGTTAGTTATCGAAGAGTTATTAACCCGCTTAAATTTGAACGATGAAAAATAAAATACTAGACGATGTTTTAGCCGCTTTATTTGTGGTTTGCTTACCTTACCTTATGTATAAACTTTTAATTTTGATAATGCTATGAGTTACTATATTGACTTAGAAAAAGACACTTGTAATTTTTACTTTGAAAAAAACGGAACGGACGTTTGGGGTACGTGTTTATTTACCCTATCCCCCGACTTAGACGGGTGGTTTAGCGTACAGGTTGAAAACGTGGTTGCCTACATTGACGCAGGCGAAACCGAAATACCTTACAAACTAACGGACGATGAAACCTACAAGCTATGCGAGGAAATCGAAGAAGAAGCGAGTAACCAAATGCTTTGGGAAGAACGCTTAAGAGAAATAGAAGACGATAATATAAACGATAATATAGAGCAATGGAAGAGCGACAAATGGAACTAGGCGCGCAGGTTTATTGGTGGTGTCACGGAGGCGGGGCATTCGTTAAAAGCGGGCATTTTAATTGGAAACACTTTTGTAAAGTAATAGACGCAAAAAATGAAATCTTACGAAATAGTATATTGGGCGAGGATGTACTCAAAGAGCAAGCCAACGAAAACACGGATAACGATAACGGCAACGAGCAGGAGCGAAGCCGTTAGAAAGTTAGACATTTGGGAAAAACTAATCATTAACATAAAAGAGTTATGACACCTTTAGAAAAAGCCTTACAAATTTTATCCGATTTCGGAGATATAGAAGACCTAGGAATAATCGGAAATTCTAACGGAACTTGGGAATGGAGTTCTAAACAATGGATGCGCCAAACAAAACAAGCCTCGTTAATTTCGGTAAACGAAAAATTAAAGACCCTAGAAGAAATAAAGAACCTAAACCTTAGCCAAACAATTTTAGACCTAATCGAGTATTGGCAACAAGTTAAACAAGAAATACTAAAACAATGATTGAACAGGTAGAACAACTAATTGTAAAACACAACCTTAGAAGACGTTGCCGAAATCAATACTTAGTACATCAAAGAGGTTTCCTTATGAATCGACTAAGCAAACACGGACTAAGCCTAACGAGAATCGCAAGGATGTTTAAGTTGAACCACGCAACGGTATTACACAACATTAAAAAATCTAAATACTTCGAGGAAATCGAAGACAAACTATACCTTGCGGATGTTGCCGAAATACGGGAAGAACTAGAAAACAACCCCGTTGTAAGAAATATCGAGGACCTAGTTTCCGAAATACTCGAATGCACTACGGTAAGACGTTTAGAAAAAATTCAACGAAGAATTTTAAGAAATGAGTACAAGTTAACGGAAGAATAGTTATATTTGTACTCGGCTTCCTTCGACACTATAAAGCCAAAAGATGTTATTAACCCTGTTAATGAAGTAGAGGTCGAAGGCTACGGATTTAATAGGGTTTTTTTATTGATTAAATTTTTTTTATGGAAAGGGATTCTATGATTATTTACCGCAGTTTCTTCGAAGCGATTAAGGAACTACCAAAGACAAACCAAGCGGAGGTTTGGAACGCCGTTTATGAGTTAGGGTTAAATGGAAAGTACGTTGAACTGAACGGAATTAGTAAAACTATTTTTACTTTAATAGCACCACAAATCGAAGCTAATTACAAGAAATTTGTAAACGGGAGCAAACCTAAAACGAAACAAATCGAAAGCAAACCCGAAGCAAAAGAGAAGCAAACCCGAAGCAAAACCGAAGGCAATGTAAATGTAAATGTAAATGATAATGTAAATGTTATACCCTCTTGCGAGGAATTTATAGCTTATGCAGTTAGTAACGTTTCGGATATAAACACGGAGGAAGTTCGATTAAAATACGAAAGTTGGAAAGTAAATAATTGGTGTACGAATGTTAAGGGCAAAGAGAAACCAATTAAAAATTGGAAATCTACGCTTCTAAATACTTTACCTTACCTTAGCAGAACCAAACCCGAAGAATTATCTTTGGAGCAGTTGCAGTACAATTACGTTCAAAAGATGTTAAATTTTAAGGACACTAAAGATTATTCGAATGCTGACTAAACAAGGCGATACAATCCAATACCTACTCGACTTAAAAGCAGGCAAAATAAAAGCAGGCTTAGGCATTGACTGCGTTTTAGATAACTTTCTAAGGTTCAAACGCAAACAAGTAAATATAATTTTGGGACACGATAACGTCGGTAAAACGTATTGGATAAATTGGTATTTCCTTTGTCTTGCACTAAAACACGGACTTAAATTCTGCTTATGGTCGGGGGAAAATCAAAAGGGACAAGTTCTAAGGGACTTAATCCAACTTTACGCAGGCGAACCATTTAAGAACTTAACTAATAATCAAATACAAAGCTACCTTACCTACATTGAACAATTTTTTATCTTCGTTGATAATTCTAAACTTTACAAGCCGTTGGAACTTTTGGAAGTGTTTAAGCAAAGCGAATGCGATATAGCGTTAATAGACCCGTTTACAGGATTGGACCGCGAAATGACATACGAAGGTAACTATACTTTTATGAATAAGGCGCGGGAGTTTGTAAATCAAACGGGCATAACACTTTACATTAACACGCATCCAAATACCGAAAGCGGGCGAAGCGGAAATCTATACACCGAAGGCGAATGGAAGGGGCATCTTAAACCCCCATTAAAAGACCATATCGAAGGCGGTAAGGCGTTCCTAAATAGATGCGACGATATGTTAGTAATTCACAGGCTAATAAAACACGAAGAAATGAAATACAAAACAATGGTTTCGATTGAAAAAGTAAAAGACACCGAAACGGGAGGAAAAATAACGGGAATCGGCGAACAACTTTTATGCGATTGGAATAAAGGACTTGGCTTTGAACTTTACGGAGTTAATCCATTACGAGAAATGCGAAACCCAAAGAAATCTAATTTACCTTTTTAAGATGGACGATTTAACGATATTAAAAGCGAAGGTATTAACCACGTACACGGCAACCAAGGTACAAAGCAGTTTAGACGAAATCAAAGCGAAAAACGGACACCGTACCGACTTAATCGAATCAATGCAAGCAACGTTATTAGACCTTAACGAAATACGGAGAATAATTGACGGCTTAGAAAAAGAACTGAGGTTTGCTAATTCTTCAGCGTTTAGGTTAGAACGGTTATGCTTAGAACTTAAAGCCGAAAACAAAGAACTAAAAAACGAAATAAAAGCGTTAACCGATGAGTTGTAAAATAAACGGAAAACTTTAACCTTTGAGTTATGAAATGTAAAAACTGCAAAGCCGAATTTACTCCCGTTCGATTTAATCAAAAATTTTGTTTGGAATCGGATTGCGTCCGTGTTTGGATAGAATCGGAAAAGGAAAAGCAATGGAAGAAAAAAAAGAAAGTACTAAAAAACGAATTACAAACCCTTCCCGAATTGCTTAAATTGGCGCAAATAACGTTTAACAAGTACATTCGACTACGCGACAAGGATAAACCTTGCGTAAGTTGTGAAAAGCCGTTAGGAGCGAAATTTGACGCGGGACACTATTTCAGTATGGGTGGACATAAGGCGGTAACTTTTGACGAAGAAAACGTACACGGGCAATGCGTTACCTGCAACCAACACAAACACGGAAACCTATTACACTATCAAATCGGAATCCAAAAAAGAATAGGAGCGGATAGGCTAATAGAATTACACGCTAGAGCCTACGAAACAAAGAAATGGACACGGGAAGAACTAAACGAAATAATTAAACGCTATAAATCAAAAATAAATGAATTTCAATAACGATTTTAAGTTTGATTTAATGGTAGGTCAAACATACGAAAACCAATTAAGCGAATTACTCCAACAAAAAATAGAAGTTAAACGCGATTTTAAATGCTTGGAAACGGGAAATATATTCGTAGAATACGAAAGTAGGGGTAAACGTTCGGGAATAGCCACAAGCGAAGCGGAATGGTGGTGTTATTGGCTTAGTGAATCGCATTTTGTAATGATAAAAAAAGACGAATTAAAAAAACTTTGCAGAAAATATATAGGAACAAAACGAGACGTAAACGGCGGGGATTCTAATACGAGTAAAGGAATCTTGTTGCCTATTCAAGAATTCATAAATAAAATTTAACATTTTTTAACAAATTAATTATATCGGAATATTGCAGATTAAAAAATAAGTATTACATTTGTGTATAATTAAAAACGAAAACGCTATGAAAACAACAATTAAAACAACTGATTTTAGTGAGAATACACTTCAATTATTTAATCAAGCAAAAGAAAAAAAATCTTTTTTACTGGCTTGGGATTTAGTTAGATTATTAATTGATAACGATTTCCCACCAAAAGATGTAAAGGAATTTATGAAACATAATTTCAAAAATAATTACAAATTTTTAGATTATTCAATTTAATAAAACAAGGGGTGCGACTTGGTTAACGCACGTTTTAATTTATACGCTATGAAACATTTATTTAAGTCATTGGCAGCCTTCCAACAAGAAGTCCCCGTAATTCACAAGGGTACACAAGGCTTCGGGTATAGTTACGCAGATTTACCCGCTATCTTTGAAAAGATTAACCCGTTATTAGCCAAACACGGATTAGGCTTTACGCAGTTGCTTAATTCTAAAGATGGGGAAAACTACTTAGTTACCGTACTTTTTCACGTAGAAACGGGAGAATCAATCGAAAGCACTACCTTAATTCCGCAAGTAGAATTAAAGGGGATGAATTCTTACCAATCATTCGGGAGCGGTTGTACTTATTTTCGTCGTTACTGCTTATCTTCTATTTGCGGTTTGGTTACGGACAAAGATACGGACGCTTCAGGCGAACAAGTAAAAGACGAACCAAAAAAACCAACCATTGATAACAAGAGGTTGGGCAAGGCAATCGAAAGCATTGCAGCGGGCAAATACACTAAAGAATTATTGTTAAGTGCTTTTCAGTTAAATGAGGCGCAAATGAAATTATTAGAAACTATTTGAACTTCTAATTTAATTAAGTTGTTATGAAAGTAAGATGCTCACAAATTGGTAAGATAATGGCAACCCCCCGTAAAGCGGGGGAGGTGCTATCCGAAACGGCTAAAACCTACGTCCACGATTTAGTATTAGAAGAAAAATACGGAATCAAAAAGGAGTTTAGTTCACGTTACACGGATAAAGGTAACGAGGTAGAGGAAATCGGAATAGCCTTAGTAAACGAAGTTCTAAACTATAAATTCATTTACAAGAATTACGAGTTTTTCGAAAACGATTGGATTAAGGGAACACCCGATGTAAACACGGACGAAGTGTTATTAGATGTTAAATGTTCTTGGGACGCTACTACGTTTCCTTGGTTTGAGACGGAAGTTCCTAATAAGGACTATTTTTATCAGCTCCAAGGGTATATGTGGCTAACGGGAAAACAAGAAAGCATTTTAGCTTATTGTTTAATCAATACTCCTGCTTTAATGGTAGAAGACGAAATAAGGCGGGCGCATTGGAAATTTAACCTAATCGAAGAAAACACGGAACTAAGAAAAGATGTAGAATCTAAACACGTTTTCGACCATATCCCCGAACATAAAAGGGTAAAGTATTGGTTTATTAGAAGGGATGAAGCCGTAATTGAAAAAATAAAAGAACGAGTAGAACTATGCCGAGAATACTATAACCTGTTAATGAAAACGATATGACAATAAGTGCTTTAAGATGCACTATTTGATTTAAGTAAATAAGAAAAACCAAGAAGTGTAAAATATAGTGCTATTTATTGCACGAACTAAATAAAAATAAGATGAAAGCAAAACTAACCTTTAACTTACCCGAGGACCAACACGAATGGGAGAACGCAGTAAACGCGAATAATATGTATTTAGCGCTTTGGGAAATTCAGCAGGAAATTCGAAGGGTATGGAAATACGGAGAACTAACCGAAGGGCAATTCGAAATCGTGCAACAAATTTACGATAAAGTAAACGAGATAATAAACGAAAACAATATAAACTTAAATAGGTGAGATACGCAATAATTTTTTTAAGTGCTTTGATAATAGAGATATGTTCAACATTTTACATTCGAGCGACTTCGGAGGGAAACACGGACTTAATGTTATTCTTTGCCTGTATTGGTCCGTTTCTAGGTCTTCCGTTTATTGGGTTTATGGTAGAATCAAAAACTTGGAAGGAACGAATAATGCAGGCTTTTTCTCTAAGCTTAGGTTATGGGTGCGGATGCTTAATAGTAATCAATTTAATTAAATAAAAAATGGAAACAAAAAACAACACGGGAGCAATTTTTAAGAATGACAAAAAACAAGGTAATCAACCCGACTACCGAGGAAAAGTAAACGTAAACGGCAAAGAAATGGAGATAGCGTTATGGCTTAAAGAATCTAGCAAAGGAATGAAATACTTTTCGTGTTCATTTAGCGAACCACGAACCAACGAAGCGCCCAAACAAGTAAACACGCAAATAATTGACGAAGACGATTTACCCTTTTAATTATGTTTATAGATGACAATTCATTACGTAAGGAGTTGAAAAATATACTCCTTACCAAAACACGAAACCAAGTAGTAAAGGAAATAAAGTCCAAAGGGTTAAAGATGCACCAATATACAATAGACCGTTTTTTGTCGGGCGCATTGGTAAGCATTAAAACGCTTCGAACCTTAGACGAATACGTATACCGACACCAAAAAGGATTTAAGTAAGTTTAATTAAAATATAAACATTATATTTGATGACAAATTAAACAAAATGGAATGGGTAAGCGTAGTCGCAAAAGACCATAAAGAATGGGTTAAACTTGTAAAAACTTTCGGGGAAGACTTTTACGCGGAAGATATAGTACAGGAATCTTACCTACGTTTGTACCGATATTGCAAACCCGAAAACGTTATTCAAAATGGGCAAGTTAATAAAGGCTTTATGTATTTTGTTTTACGCAATCTTTACTTATTACACGTTAAAAGTGAGAAAAAAGGCGAAGCCGTGAATTTAGATAACTTACCCCTGCTAAAAGACGAACCAACAAACCTACCAAAGGAAGAAGCCTACGCAAGAATGCTAAGTAAGATTTACGAGGAAGTGGATAGTTGGCATTGGTACGATAAACAACTATTTACGATTTATAAAGACACGGACTTAAGCATAAGAGACATAGCAAAAGAAACTACGATTTCGAGCAGTTCTATTTTCAACACCTTAAAGAACTGCAAAAGCAAAGTAAGGAATAAGTTTAAGGAGGAATACGAAGATTACAAAAACGAAGATTTTGAATTAATTAAATAACGCTATGAAATTTCAAAACATTTTAGAAATACTTGAAAACGAACTCGAATTAAGAAAAATAAGAGCTAAAGAATTTTTCCACGAACATTCTAAATTAGAAAGAGAAATAAAAAAACTTAAAGAGGAAAACGAAATTTTAAGAAAAGACTTATTCGAATTAAGTCAAGAACATTTTAAGATTGATTCAAGTAAAATAATAAAAGTAGAACCAAGATTCAAAAAATTTGGATTATAAATTAAATAAACAAGTTATGGGAAGACCAAGAAAAAAACAAGCGGAAGGATTAGGCGATACAGTCGAAAACATTTTAGAAGCAACAGGAATAGCAAAGGTTGCTAAATGGGTAATGGGCGAGGATTGCGGTTGCGAAGAACGTAAGGCAAAGTTAAACGAACTTTGGAGGTACACAAAACCCGAATGCCTAACGGAAGACGAATACACATACCTTGACGATTTTTATACTAACCTAAAAAGCAGCGTAAGTCCTAACCAACAAAGGGAACTATTGAAGATTTACAACCGAGTATTTAAACAAAGAATGCAGCCTACTTCCTGCGGTAGTTGCGTTAGGGAAATAGTCAATAAGTTAAACAAGCTATATTCAATTTACAAAGAAGAAAATGCCAATACCGAAGCCGAATCCTAACGAAGAAAAAAAAGAGTTCGTAATGCGTTGTATGTCTAACGATACGATGAATAAAGAATTTCCAAACACGGACCAACGTTTAGCGGTTTGTTCGTCTACTTACGAGGAATCTAAATTATCAAAACACGAAAACAATGGGACACGGAAGACCAAATAAAATACATTCACCCGAACACCTTTGGGAACTATTCACTGAATACAAAAGACACGTAAAGAATAACCCTATTCTAAAACATACTTTCGTAGGTAAGGAAGGAAGAAGCGAATATAGCGAACTTGAACGCCCTCTAACCATAGAAGGGTTTGAATGTTATTGCGCGGATTTAGGAATAATACAAGACCTATCGAATTATTTTGCAAATTCGAATAATAGATATAAGCGATTTTCAACTATCGTTACGCGCATACGCAAGGAAGTTAGAAACGACCAAATAGGCGGTGGTATGGCGGGAATCTATAACCCAAGCATTACGGCACGTCTAAACAACTTAGTAGAAAAGAAAGAAATTACCAACGTAGAACAACCATTATTCCCCGATGTTTCGGAAGACAACAGCGATACGGAAGATACTGAATCTTAAAAAACGAATTAAGATTATTCAGGGCGGAACTTCTGCGGGTAAGACATTCGGAATAATACCCGTGTTAATCGACAAAGCCGCACGGCAGGAAGGTTTGGAAATAAGTATAGTAGCGGAAACAATCCCACATTTACGAAGGGGTGCGCTAAAGGATTTCCTAAAAATAATGAAGTGGACGGGTAGGTTTTTCGAAGATAGGTTTAACAAGTCACTTTTAAGATACGAGTTCGCAAACGGAAGCGTAATAGAATTCTTTTCCGCGGATGACTCTAGCAAACTACGGGGTGCAAGGCGCGACATTCTTTATATCAACGAATGCAATAACGTTACCTTTGATTCCTATAACGAGTTAGCTATTAGAACACGAAAGGAAGTTTATTTAGATTTTAACCCTGCTAACGAATTTTGGGTTCACACCGAACTAAAGAACGAACCTGATTCGGACTTTTTAATTTTGACGTACAAGGATAACGAAGCGTTAGACCAAAGCATAATAGACCAAATTGAAAAGAACAAAGAGAAAGCTAAAACTTCTACGTATTGGGCGAATTGGTGGAAGGTGTACGGAGAGGGTCAATTAGGAATGCTCGAAGGAGTTGTTTTCTCAAATTGGAAACAAATAGACACGATACCCAAAGAAGCGAAGTTGTTAGGAATAGGTTTGGACTTTGGTTACACGAACGACCCGACTGCGATAATAGAAATATACAATTACAACGGGCAACGGATAGTTAACGAGGTAGCCTACCAAACAGGGTTATTAAATAGCGAAATAGCGAAACTACTACCAAAACACGTACCCGTTTACGCTGATAGTTCCGAACCCAAATCAATAGACGAAATAAAACGCTTTGGGGTAACGATTAAAGGGGTAACAAAAGGCAAGGATTCGATAAACTACGGAATAGACGTTATTCAGCGTAACGAATACTTAGTAACGTCAAACAGCGGTAATTTAATCAAAGAATTACGCTCGTATGTTTGGGACACCGACAAACAAGGCAAGCGCTTAAACAAGCCTATCGATTTTAATAACCACGCTATCGACGCATTTAGATACCACGAAATGGAAACGTTAGGCATAGGGGCAAATTACGGAAGCTATGCAATACGGTAAGACGGACGATTTACAGGTAATGATTACTCGTGTTGAACAATACATACACGAGCGTACAGGCAAACGAGAAAGAATAGTATT